ATTTTCCTAGCCAAGTTGTTAGTGACTTAGAAAAAATGAGTTACGACTATGGAATGAAAGTTGCAAAAGCAATTCAACACGAGTGGTTTTCTAAATCATATGGTGCTAGCGGTAGATTTCGTAGTAACATATCTAAATTTCACAATTTACGCCTATACGCTCGAGGCGAACAATCAATACAAAAATATAAGGATGAGTTATCTATAAACGGTGATTTGTCCTATCTTAATTTAGATTGGACACCAGTTCCAATTATACCTAAGTTTGTAGATATAGTTGTTAACGGTATTGCAGAAAGATTGTATAAAATCAAAGCTTATTCTCAAGATCCTTATGGTGTTTTAAGAAGAACAGAATATATGCAAGCTATAGGAAAAGATATGCAAATGAAAGAGTTTCATGATTTTTGTCTAGAAAACTTTCAAATACCATTAAGTTCAACTCCAATAGAAACGCTACCTACAAGTCAAGAAGAATTTCAATTACACATGCAGTTAAACTATAAGCAAGAAATTGAACTAGCAGAAGAGCAAGCTATAGAAACTTTAATGCGTGGTAATCGTTACGATTTAACAAAAAGGAGATTTTATCAAGATTTAACAGTGTTAGGAATTGGTGCGGTAAAAACAGGATTTAATACATCTCAAGGCGTTACTGTAGAATATGTAGATCCAGCTGATTTGGTTTATTCGTATACAGATTCTCCTTATTTTGAAGATCTATATTATGTTGGTGAGGTTAAATCAATACCTATCAACGAACTTAAAAAACAGTTTCCATATTTAGATCATACAGAACTAGAAAGAATAGCAAAAAGTAGTAGTGGTACTATGGCTAACTTTTATCGTAAATCTTCTCCAGAAGAATCTGACAACAACAAGGTTGACGTTCTTTATTTTAATTATAAAACTTATATGAATGAAGTTTATAAAATTAAAGAAACAGGCATGGGTGGACAAAAAGCTGTTAAAAAAGATGATTCTTTTAATCCGCCAAAAAGTTTAGAAGGAAAATATGATAAACTTTCTAAATCGGTAGAATGTTTATTTGAAGGCGCGTATATAATAGGTACAGATAAACTTATAAAATGGGAAAGAGCTAAAAACATGATGAGGTCAAAAAGTGATTATACTAAAGTTAAAATGAATTATAGTATAGTTGCTCCTAGAATGTACGAAGGTCGTATAGAGTCATTGGTAAGTAGAATAACTGGTTTTGCCGATATGATTCAATTAACTCATTTGAAGATACAACAAGTATTATCTAGATTAACTCCTGATGGTGTTTTCTTAGACGTTGATGGTTTAGCTGAGGTTGATTTAGGTAATGGAACAAACTATAATCCGCAAGAAGCTTTAAACATGTTCTTCCAAACAGGTAGTATCATTGGTAGATCGTTCACTCAGGATGGTGATCAGAATCCAGGTAAAATACCTATTCAAGAAATAAATAACGGTGCTGGTAGTAATAAAATGCAACAATTGATTGGTACATATAATTATTATTTACAAATGATAAGAGATGTAACTGGATTAAACGAGGCTAGCGACGGTTCAACGCCTGCAGAAAGATCTTTAGTAGGTGTTCAAAAAATGGCAGCAGCAAATTCTAATACAGCAACTAGACATATACTACAATCTGGAATGTTCTTAACAGCTGACATCGCAGAACAATTATCACTTAGAGTATCTGATATTATAGAATACTCACCAACAAAAAGAGCTTTTATCGAATCTATTGGAGCTCATAATATAGCTACATTAGAAGAAATGTCTAATTTACATTTATATGACTTTGGTATATTTTTAGAATTAGAACCAGACGAAGAAGAGAAACAAATGCTTGAAAACAATATACAAGCAGCTTTAGGACAACAGGGTATACAATTAGAAGATGCTATCGATTTAAGATCTATTAAAAATGTTAAGTTAGCAAATCAAGTGCTTAAACTTAGAAGAAAGAAAAAGACTACTGAAGATCAAGCTATGCAGCTTGAACAAACAAAAGCTCAAGGTGAAGCTCAAGCTAACGCCTCGCAGGCGTCAGCTAAAGCTGAGATAGATAAAGGTAAAGCTGCTATTGATAATCAGATTAAATTAGAAAGTATTAAAACGGAAGGCAAATCTCAAATTTTACAACAAGAAGCTGCTGTAAAAGAAAGATTGATGAATTTAGAATTCCAACACAATATGCAATTAAAACAATTAGAAGCGAGAACAAAAACAGAAGGTCAAATTTTAGCTGAAAATCGTAAAGACAATAGAACTAAAATGGAAGGAACACAACAATCGCAATTAATTGATCAAAAACAAAGTGGTACTCCACCAAAGAATTTTCAAGATGAAGGTGAGGGTTTAAGCGCTTTTAGAATGTAACATTTATTAACTATTATTATATTATATTATGGCAAAAAAGAAAAAAGAAGAAGTAGTTGAAAAGACTACTAAAAAAACTGAAGTAAACGAACCTAAAGGAAAAGAAACAAAAGGTGATGTTACTAAAGTTAAGACAAACATGAAAATGAAACCAGAGGTTGTAGGAGAAACTATAACTAAAGTTGATTTAAATAAACCAGAAAAACCAGAAGAAAATGAAGTTAAAGAAGATAACACTAACAACGAAGGAGTGGTTACAGAGCTTAAGAATGCCGAGCCCGTACAAGAACAAAAAGAAGTACAACCGGAAGCAGAAGCACAAGAAACTCCAGTTATAGAAGAAATTACTCAAGAAGAAAAAGTAGAAAAAGTAGCAGATAAAGTAGAACAAGCTATAGAGGTGGCTGAGCAAACAGGCACAGCATTACCAGAAGGTATCCAAAAAGTTGTAGATTTTATGCAAGAAACCGGTGGTGATTTAAATGATTATGTAAAATTAAATCAAGATTACTCAGAAATGGATAGCCAAACAGTTCTTCAAGAATACTATAAACAAACAAAACCTCACTTAACAGTAGAAGAAAGAAACTTTTTAATGGATGATGAGTTTTCTTATGATGAAGATGAACATAGTGAGACAGAAATAAAAAGAAAAAAATTAGCGTTAAAAGAGCAAGTTGCCAACGCTAGAGCCCACCTGGACGGGCAAAAGTCCAAATATTACGAAGAAATTAAAAGTGGATCGAAACTCACTAACGAGCAACAAGAAGCTATTAATTTCTATAACGAAGCACAGCAAAAAGCAAAATTTGAGGAAGATATTACTGATAAATTTTTAAACAAAACAAATAAATTTTTTGGAGACGAGTTCAAAGGTTTTGAATATAGCGTTGGTGAAAAGAAGTTTAGATTAAACGTTAGTGATACAGATAAAGTAAAAAAATCTCAAAGTGACATAAATAATTTTATCACAAAGTTTGTTGACGAAAATTATAACATGACAGATCCATCAGGATATCACAAGGGATTATATACTGCAATGAATCCAGATATTATTGCTAACCACTTTTACGAACAAGGTAAAGCAGACGCTTTAAAAGAAAGCGTTGAGAAAGCCAAAAACGTAGATATGGCACCTAGACAAACTATGAATCCTGAATTAAACGCAGGTGGAATTAAAGTAAGAGCTTTAGGTAATGATGCTAATGACTTCAAATTTAAAATTAAAAACAGAAAATAAATAACAATTTAAAAATTAAAAATTATGGCAATTACTGCAGGAGGTAGTTTGAATAGTGTTTTAGCTCCAAAGCAACAAACATTAGCTACAAACTACATCGATTTTACAGCTACGGCAACCGCAGGTTGGGCGCAGCAATATTTACCAGATCTAATGGAGAAAGAAGCTGAGGTATTTGGTCCTAGGACTATATCTGGTTTTCTTTCACAAGTTGGAGCTGAAGAATCTATGTCTGCTGATCAAGTTATTTGGTCAGAGCAAGGTAGATTACACTTATCTTATAAAGGTACTATAGATCAAGACGGTAACGTTTCTGGTTCTGATAATACAGGTAAGTTTACGGTTACTCATAATATTGATGGTGTAGCAGCGACTACTCACGGTGTTAGAGTAAATGATACAGTTTTACTTTCTAGTAATAACGCAGTTGTTAAAGCGTTAGTATCAGAAGTTTCAGGTGCTGCTATTGAAGTTCGCCCTTATGGTGCGGCTGATTGTAGCGCTCTTACTGAAACGGCTAGTGCAACTACATTATTAGTTTATGGTTCTGAATATGGTAAAGGGGTTAAATACTCTACGGCTGCAGGTGCTACTGATAGCGCTGAGTCAAGAGGTGCTAACGAGCCACAATTCAAATCTTTTACTAACAAACCAGTTATTATAAGAGATTACTACGAAGTATCAGGTTCTGATACAGCTAGAATCGGTTGGGTTGAAGTTGCTGGTGAGCAAGGTCAATCTGGTTACTTATGGTACTTAAAAGCTGAAGCTGACACAAGAGCTCGTTTCAATGATTACTTAGAAATGGCAATGATTGAAGGTGAGCTTGGTGTACATGGTACTGACTTAGTTGAAAACTTCTTAGGATCAGCTGGTGATTCAGTTGGTACAGAAGGTTTATTCGCTGCTATTGAATCAAGAGGTAATATTACTACTGGTGTTACTGGTGTTAATGCTACTACTGATTTAGCTGAGTTCGATGCTATCTTAGCTGAGTTTGATAAGCAAGGTGCTATTGAAGAATACATGATGTTTGTTAACAGAGCTACATCTTTAGCTATGGAT